CGACGAAACGGCACCCAAATCGCGGCGCGGCGGCAAACGTCCAGGCGCCGGCCGTAAGGCGAAGGGCCACAAGTCGTCGTCGGCGCTTCCCGCCCTCGATCTCGAGGCTGCGCTTGCCGCGCCGGCGCCGGACGACATCGAGTCGACGGCGCAGGCCTATTCCCGCGGCGCGATCGCCTCGCTGGTGAAGCAGCTCTGCCACGGCAAGAGCGAGACGGCGAAAGTGAACGCCGCGAACGCGATCCTTGATCGCGGTTACGGCAAGCCGTCGGTCGATGTCGGCGGCCTCTCGCAGCTGTCGCTGTTCGGCGGCATCCGGCCGGCGGCCGTGGTTGGTGACGAGATCCGCGTCGAGGCGCGGAAGTACGCCAACCTGGCGATTGAAGTGCTCGGCTCGATCGCGACGCGGGGTGAGGCCGAGAGCGCGAGGGTTTCGGCGGCGAAGTCGCTTCTCGACCGGGGTGTGGGGACCGTCCAGGTCGCGAAGGTGCCAGAGGGTCTTTCACCAAAGACGATGGGCAAGAAGGAAGAAGCGGCCGTCGCCGCCAGAAACGCCGCAGCCGGCAAGTATGCGCCGCCGGCGCCGCCCGGTTCCCGCAGGGTTGAGACGATCCAGTGAAAGACCGACATTGAACGTGATGCCGACTTGGTCGACCGCATGTCCGGACTGGCAGCAGCGCATCGCGAACCGGCAATCACTGGTGACGTTCGACGCGTTATTTCCGGATGAGGCGGAAGCCGCGCTATCGATCTTTCGCGACCTTCACATCATCGACGTGCCGGGGCGGCCGACCATCGGCGAGTGCTGCCTGCCCTGGGTGTACGACCTTCCGCGTGCGCTGTTCGGCTCGTACGATGCCGAAGGCAGTTCCGATACCGCCAACCTGGGTCGACGGCTGATCCGGTATTTTTTTCTATGCGTTGGCAAGAAAAACACCAAATCAACGCTCGCCGCCGGCACCATGGTCACCGCCCTGATGCGCAACTGGCGCGAAAGCGGCGAGTTCTACATTCTCGCCCCGACGAAAGAGGTCGCCGACAACTCTTTCTTTCCAGCGCGGGACATGATCCGCGCCGATGAGCAGCTTCTCAAGCTTTTGCACGTCCAAGATAGTCAGCGTCTGATTACGCACCGGACGACAGGAGCTTTCTTGAAGGTGGCTGCTGCGGACAGCGAGACGGTGTCAGGTAAGAAGACCATCGGTCTTATGGTCGATGAGCTCTGGTTGTTTGGCGCTCGCGCCAATGCCGAGTCGATGATCCGCGAAGCCGAGGGAGGTCTCAACTCCCGGCCAGAGGGTTTTGTGATCTATGCGACCACGCAGTCGCCGAAACCGCCGTCCGGCGTTTTCGAACAAAAGCTGACCAGGTTTCGCGATATCCGCGACGGCAAGCTCCACGACCCGGAGAGCTTGCCGATCATCTACGAATTTCCCGAAGAGATGGTGAAGTCGAAGGCCTATGAGGATCCGGCCAACTGGTACATCCCGAATCCGAACTGGGGTAAATCGGTCGATCCGTCCTTCCTTATCGGCAAGTCTTCGCTGATTGACTGGGATGCGAAGTTTCTCAACGTCCAGGCCGGCATGTCGCAGCGCGCCGACGGCTGGGCCGGCGCCGAACTCTGGGACCGCGGAACGGACACATCACTCACGCTCGAGGAGTTGCTTCAGCGAAGCGAGGTCACCACGATGGGCCTTGACGGCGGCGGCCTCGACGATCTGCTCGGCGCCGGCATTGTCGGTCGAGAGAAGGTGACGAAGCGTTGGCTGGGCTGGGCGCACGCGCTGATCTCGACGATCGGGCTTTATCGCCGCAAGGCCAATCTGAACGAGTATCGCAAGTTTGCCGCCGCCGGTGATCTGACGGTGTTCCGGTTTCACAGTAGGGATGCCGAAGAGGCTGAAAGCGATCCGGACGTTGCTCAATTTCTCTCGGAGTTTCCGCCGAAGGTCAGCATCGAGGGCGAACTGCCCTTCGACATCAAGTTTGTCGTCGACCTGGTCGAGCGCGTCCGCGATCTTGGACTGCTGGCTCAGGTCGGCGTCGACGCCGCCGGCATCGGCGCAATCGTCGACGCACTCGCGGGCATAGAGATCACGCAAGATGCCGAGACGCTCGACGCGGTTCGCCAGGGCATCGGTTTGATGGGTGCTTACAAGACGGTTGAACGAAAGCTCGGCGACCGCACGTTCCTTCACTGCGGCTCCGAGCTTTTGAACTGGTGCGTCGGCAATGCCCGCGTGGTGCTCACCACAACGGCCTCGCGCATTGCTCGCGAGGAAGCGGGCTTCGGAAAGATCGACCCATTGATCGCGCTTTTTAACGCTGCACATCTGATGACGCTCAATCCGGAGGCCGGCGGCCGCTCGGTATACGACGTTATGGGCAGCGAAGAGCCGCAGTCCGATGGCGAACCCGCGGTCGATCTTGCCGAAGAGGCGGCGATCCTGCGCGATCACTCGCATCCTCGCTGGCAAGAGATGAGGGAGCGCTTCGAAGCGCGCCTCGCGGCGAACGATCGGGACGAAATGTATGCGTAAGGCATTTTCGGCGACCGGTCAGGTGCTGTCGGCGATCGGCGGTTGGATCCAAGAGACCGTCGACACGCGCGACGTCGTGCTGGCGACCGGTCTGGTTCTTTTGTCGGTCGGCCTCTGGAAAGTGTGGCCGCCGGCGGCGCTGATCGTTCCTGGTGCGATCATCACGTCGGTGGCGATCTTCGCCGGCCGCATCGACGGCAACGCAAGGGAGGGCTGACATGGGTATTCTTGCGCGTGTCACGTCCGACCTGCGACATCCCGGTGCGCCGCGGGTGTTGAATCCGGTCCGCACGCTCGCCGGCGTCGCGATCACGCCGGACACCGCGATGACGATTTCGGCGATCTGGGCCGCGTTCCGCTATCTGTCGCAGACCGTCGCGGTGCTGCCCTGGCACGTCAAGAAGGACGGCAAGAAAGGCCCGGAGATCCAGTCATCGCACGGCGTCGACTATCTGCTCTGGAAGCGTCCGAGCAAGGAATGGTCGTCGTTCCAGTTCCGCGAGACACTGACGCATTGGGCGCTGCGCTGGGGCAATGGCTACGCCGAGATCGAGCCCGATCTGCTTGGCCGGCCGTTTGCGCTGTGGCCGATCCATCCGGAGCGCGTGCAGGTCTGCCGCGCGATCGAGGCGGCCGTCGACGCTTATGGAACGGCGATCAACACCGGCGACCTCTATTACGAGGTCGATCGGCGCGGCGCGACGCAGGGACCGTCGACGACCCTTGCAGCTTCGAACATGTTCCACATCCGCGGCTTCGGCGAAGGCCCGGTCGGCGTCAACATGATCTCCTATGCGGCGCAGTCGCTCGGTTGGGCGCGCGCGGCGCAGCTGTTCGGCGCGGCCTTCTTCGGCAACGGCATGAATCCGGCCGGCGTCGTCATCAACAAGAAGCCGCTGAAGCCCGAAGGCCTGCGCAATCAGAAGGCCCAGTTCGAGCAGCTCTACAAGGGGCCGAACAACGCCCACCGCACCGCGTTCCTGGACAATGACGCCGACTGGAAGGCAATCGGCTTCAACGCAGCCGAAGCGCAGCTGATCGATACGCATCAGTTTTTGATCGAGGAAGTCTGCCGCTGGGCCGGCGTGCCGCCGCACAAGATCGCGCAGCTTCTGCGGGCGACTTTCACCAACATCGAGTCGCAGGGCATCGACGTCGTCGTCGACTCGATCTCGCCGTGGGTGAAGCGGTTCGAGGATGAGGCCGAGTGGAAGCTGTTCGGCCAGAACCGCCAGAATCTCTACACCAAGATCGACATGCGCGGGTTGATGCGCGGCGACATGGCTGCGCGCATCGCCTACTACAAGGGCATGTCTGCCGTCGGCGCCTATTCGCCGAACCGCATCCTCGAGCTCGAGGACGAGAACACGCTCGGCCCCGAGGGCGATATCCACACCATGCAGGGTCAGAACGTGACGCTGAAGCAGATCGCCGAGGGCAAGGTGGCCGCGGCGCCGACTGACGCGACGCCG